CTCTTGCCAGCATCGGGCGGTAGATCGTGTCAAAAAAGTACTTCACATCCTTCTGAAAAGGGGTCAATGCGATCATGTCTGTTCTCCTTCGTTGGTAAGTTTTCCTCGGTCTCGAATGGCGTCGGCAATGTCGTGCCGGTAGATCGCCGTCTCGGCAATCTTCGCACAGGCTTCGCGCTCCGCTCTCACCGCCTCTTCCAGCAATCCACAAAACTGTGTGGTACGCTGACCCTTGGCGCATTGGCGCCAGCCTTCTTCTTTGTTCATCTTCCCTCCTCTATTACCCTCAACAAAAACCTCACATCAACTGTCAATGCACGTTGAGGTGCTTGTGCCACTGTGCGGTGAACGCGAAGCGGGCCCCACGCCTGTTCAGTTCCAACACGGCTTCGAGGGTGTCGGCCTGATTGCAGCCGCCGTCGCGCCAACAGGGCTGTAAAAAGTAATCGCGGGCGGAAATATTGCGGTGGTAGGCGAGCAGGGTTTCAATCGGCTGACCGGTGTAGACCACCTTCAGTTCATCGGCAGCCCGCATGACCAATGCGTCTGCCGACGCCTTCGGCGACACCGTGCACCAGTCCACCTGCGCGTCCATCGCGCGCATCCCGGAGGTCTGCAGGTTCACGCGCAGGCCCCGATTGCGACAGGCCGCGACTACAGCCGCGAAATCATCCTGCTCCACCGGCTCGCCCCCGGTCAGACACACCCAGCCGCCGGGCCCCACTGCCGCCAGCGCCTGGGCTGCGAGAAATTCGGGATCAAACATCTCGCCCCCCTTGAAAGCCAGGGACTCGGGCTGGTCACAAACCTCGCGGATGGCGCACTTCACAGCGCAGCCCTGCGCACGGATGAAGAACATCGGTGTGCCGGTCAGGCGGCCCTCACCCTGCAGACTATGAAACCGTTCACTCACTCGCATGGCAGCGTTAACCTAGAAGTTGAAAGTTCTGATACAAAGGAACAGAACTCTCAGACCAAGATGACGCGCTTGCATGACTTTCAATTCGCTCCATTAAAATCAATGCCTTCATATGCTTGGATTTCGGCAAGTAAGTCCCTTTCCATTTCTTGTCAATTCCAACATTTCTAGCAACATTGCAACTATCGGCGCTGGATAAAGGAAGCTTACTGAACACCCCCGGATCTAACATTCGCAATCCATGCAGCCTCACTAATGGGTGTCCATCATCATCGCAAACAACTTTCATTGCCTCTGACATCCTTGCCCACCAGGATGTGTTTCCGACTTTTGCATATTCTCCAGACGATCCAAGCGCAATCCTCGGGTACTCCATCAGTCGCTCTAACCGGTTTAGGGACTCGTGCATATGCCACACAGGAACAGAAAAGTATTTTGGTAATGGCCATTCGTATAGGAGCTGATCGTTTTCTTTTTCATCTCCATCTATTTTGTCTGGAATGACGCACCAGTCTACAGATGGATGCTTCATCCATTTGCTTGCCCACTCTACATATCCCGAAAATTCATATTTCTTTTTTTGTCTCCACGCACTAAATGCTCCGTTGTCAAGAACAATGCTTTGACATATCTCCCCGGCTATCTCTACCTGCTCTGGGTTTTCAAAGCTGACCATCGCGTGTTTTCCTGAAAATGCTTTGACCATTTCAGCATCAGGCGTCATCGGGGTTCCGTGATAGTGAATCATAAATTCACTACCTCTTTCTTAACCAAGCAGCGCTGGTGAATAGCCCGGTGTTGATCATCTTTCCTCGATTTCTTTCTTAACTAGACTCGGCATCAACTCTATAAGAACCTTCGCGCACTCTAATGCAACCTGCCGGTGCTCTTTCTGGGTAGATGGATCGGTGCGAACATCTAAGTAGTGAATCCACGAACGGACGCTCCCGTTCATGTACAGCACGGACTCCATCATCCCTTCGGGCAGCAACGCCCGCGCGACTTCCTTTGCAATGCCGTGCTCGCGCGCCCACTTGTACCCATCAAGTGCGGCCCGAATGATTTCATTCTGGTAGGCATCCCACTTCTGCTGCAACTCCGGGCCGACGCCTTCGATAGAATTCTGTCGGTTCTTCGGGTCATGCAGTCGCGCTTCGCGGAACACGTACCCAAGCTCTGTCGGGTCGGCGTAGCGTTGCGAGAATTCCTGAAAAGAAAAACTCCGGTGCCGCAGCATCTGTCGGGCGATGTCTCTAGTAGTTTTAATTTCAATACAAACATTCACCATCTCGAACGGTGACCAATGCTTGTGATCGATTAGGTATCTCAGCAGCTTGTGCGCTGTCTCGTGACTGTTCTGGTTTTGCGGGTTACTCACCCGCGCGCAGTAAGCAATCAACTGCTCCGGGGCCATGATTCCAAGCGGAGTGGTAGTATATGAAATCAGTCGTGCGTGCATATCTGCTACTCCTCTTCCCCTTCTTTTTCTAGCAGTCCATTCTTATCCAGCACCGCGATCTCTATATCCACCGCTACTGCATGCACGGCGTCAAGTAATAAAGGGTCGGTAATTTTCATATTTCCACGGATAATTTCAGTCACTTCTTTATGCGTTAAACCCAAGCCCCCTCCTTTGCAGGACATCAAACGTGAAACCTCCTCACGTAGATGACTTACCTCCGCCATCAATTCCATATGATTTTGCAGCAAACAATCCGCAATCTTCTCAATCATGTCGTTCATGCCCACAGCTCCTCTTGTTCGTAGTACCCCGCCATACGGTCCGCCTCGTATTCCAGAAGATCGAGCGCGTCCTGTTCAATCGCTTCGATCTCCGCGTCCGTCAAGTCACAAACCATCTCCCCGTCTATGAACACCTCGAAGTCGAGGAAGCCGTTCTCCTCTGGATACCACGTGTCCGGGTTGCCCGAGGACTGCCCAGGACGATCCGGGCAGTAGGCAGTGACGACAACGGTGGCGGGCTCTCCGCGCAGTGTGATGTCAAACTCCATGACGCACCTCCTCACGCTTCCACAGGCTCTCGGCAGAGCGCCGTGCGTGCACGGCAAACCCGGCGCAAATGGTTTTCCCAATCTCCAGGAGCCCCGCCTTCTTGTCCATGTTGAGTTCAGGGTCGTACAGGTCCGCGACCATGTGGATGAGGTCCACCGGAGCCTGGTCGAGAATCTCGTAGCGACCCTCGCGTTCGGTCCAGTCGGAGATGATGTAGGCCTGCTCCTGACGATGGAGCTTGTCCCATGAGCCGCGGCCCTCGGCCAGTGCGCCGCGCGCAACAGTTTCCCAGTTCATGCGTTTTCCTTTCTGTCTTTCTTTGCGTAAACCATATCGAGCATTTCCTCGACATGGTCTCGTTTGCGCCAAGGGCTGAGGCCCTTGAACCATCGAACGTTTGCTTCAGAGGGAAGAAATCCCCAGGCCTCCACGAACAGTGATGGGTAGTGTCTGTCTTCCACGTGCAGTCTCCTGTATCACGCCGGGATGGCGTGGAGCGAATTGTGCGACCGGTCGCAGGCCTCTGTCAACACAAAAAACGCCCCCTTACGGGGGCGAGGGCCGGGCTACCCGGCAGGGGGACACTCAGTCAGAGTTTTGATAAGTCGGGACAGGTACCACTGCGCTTTGCGGAGGTCCTCGACACCATTCTTGTCCTTCCACCGCCAGACGTACTTCACGACGTTGGCGGTGCACACCGCCTCGAATCCATCCAGCCGCTCGACCACGGCTTGGATAGCGTCGATGCATTCGATGCCGCTCGAACTCTGGTAGTGGCTGGGGCGGTTTACGGAATCATGAGGAGGCTTGTGATCGCCGAGCGCCTCCCATGGGCTCCCCTGATGCTTTACCACGGTCACTCCTCCTCCTTTGATTTCAACAAATACAGGATAGCATTTCGCAGGGACTTGATGTCATCCTTGAAGTGTCCGAGGCCCAGGTTGCAGGCCGAGCAGAGCAGGCCTCGAAAGCGGTTTGTGGAGTGGCAGTGGTCCGCGCTCAGATGGCCCTCGGGCCGCGTTCCGCAAATCTGGCAGCGTCTGCCGAGCGCTTCCTGAAGCTCGAAGAATGCATCAAGGGACATGCCAAACTTCCGCAGACGAGTTTCTCTGCGCTTCTCCACGGACACAGAGGGGCGCGGATACTTTTGTCGGTAGAGGTTTTGGCAAATCTTACAGACAGCCTGGTGACGCTCTTTTCGTCGGTAGAATTGGTCGAGGGGCTTGACTTCGCAGCAGGATGAACAGCGCTTTTTATTTGGACGTTCCGTGGAGTTTGTCATAGGAGCGGAGGCCTCCGAGGCCCAGGAGCCCCAGCAAAATTACGATGAGGTCCCCCAGGTCGACTGCTGGAATAGGCGTTTCATTGCCCGCCAGCAGGAGCGCCCATCCCGCCAACGGACGCCCGATGTAGTGCCAGGCCAGCGCACATCCACACACCCAGCCGACGAAAGGTCGCCAACGCGAGGTGAAGGGATCTGAGCTTGCCGCTTCGACTTTGTTGACATCGGCCTGCATCTGCATGGCCTGGATGTCTGTATCAAGTTGTTTGAACTCTCCGGCCTGCTTCATCTTCTCCAGCTCGAGAAGCGCAGCGGCTTTCTGTGCAGGGTCTGGCCATGCACGGTCGATGATTTTTCCGACTACTCCAGCGATTGCGTCTGCGATCATGCGATTTTACAACATGTAATTTCGGGAATATCTTCAGGTGAAAACTTATTCGTTTTTTTAAGATTAACCTGAGCCGGTATCACTCTTATGTTTTTTTCCAAATGCAGACCACATACCTGTGCTCCGTTTAGGGGAACAATATGGTCCACATGCCATTTAATTCCTGTTATTTTTGTCCTGAGCAATGCTAGTTCATATGCTTCTCGGATGAAAAAACTGTTTGCCCATGGAGGGGTTGCTTGCCTAAATCTTTTTCTCCGTGCATTCGTTTCAGCTAGTTTTTTCTCTGGATACTTTTCACGGTGTCTCTTTAACGCTTCTCTATACAAATACCTTTTTTGTTCTCTCCGCGCAGCGTCATAGTTTCTTTTTTTGTCCTTATCCGCATAGTATCGCTTAGAGGCCCCTGAAATAATGTGTGTACGTCTACACCCACTGCATCTCTGAGCGTCAGAACGGCGTGCTTTTATCTCGTTTCCGCAATCAACGCACACAGGTTTTTTTGAGCACGATGGGCACTTTGTTTCGTTGTTTACTTTTTCAAACAAGGCGGAACAAGCACGACAGACTCGCATTATGAACGACCCCCGTGTGTTATTGAAAAATGAACCGCATCTTTTCTCTTAAATCGTCCCCCCCAACGACAGTCACTGCCCAAGGACTCCCAGAAAATCCCGAGAGGCTCGTATGCGGAAGGGTCGGTCTGATACACGCCGTCGATGAACAAGTTGATGTCAATTGCCAGTCGTTCGCAGTGGAGGGAATTGACAATACCTTTGCCTGCGTCGGCGTTCTGCTTTGCCTGTTCCGGGGACCGATATGCGTCTCCAAAGGAAAGCTCAAAGCCCTGCTTGTATGCCCATTCGATCAATAGACCTACGAGTCGAGTGAAACGTCGTTGCTTCTGTCCGAGGGTCTCGATCACTTACGCTTCTTCGCTGTCTTTTTGGACTGACGGAACGCCTTGTCCGTTGGGGAGCCTTTGCTCCCTGGGGCACGCATTTTTTCACCGGAGCCCGCGGCGATGCGGGCTCGTTTGGCGTGGATGTTGGCGTACAGACCTTTGCTCACTCGCGTGACTCCAGAAGGCCTTTCTCCCTGGCGAATGCGATGACATCTTCCGGACTTTGAAAGTCCGGAAGGTCTGCGCCACGTTCACGAAGGGATCGAAGCAACGAGATGTACTCGTTCATTGTAACGCTGTCGTCCGACTGACCACGGCCCATGGGCCGTGGGTCTCGCTGCTCTGGCATTACTTCTTCCCTCGTGTCGGCTTGGCCATGCGGCCACGCACTGCAGGTTTAGTCGTGCGTCCCCGCCCTGCGGGCTTGGCCATGCGACCTTGCGCTGCGGCCTTTTTCTTGGCCTCGCCGCCTTTCCTGAAGCGCGCAGGCGCTTGATTGGATGCGTTGGAGATGCCCGGAAACATTTGCTCGTCTGCTGCGGTCAATGTCCCCCGCTGCTGTGGCTGCTGCTGCTGCCTCATCTCCGGGGGTGTCCCCGGAAAATAGCTCACTTGCCGATCTGGGTTCATTCCCTGCGCCGCGCTCATTCCCTGCATTCCCTGCCGCTGCCCGCCGTACAGGTCGGAGATCTGGGAAGGAACTCCCCGCCCTTGCTGCGGCATTCCCCGGGACTGCGGCTGCTGCATCGACTGCTCCAGCTGCCTTTGATACTGCTGTTGCATTGCTGGGTCCATTCTCTGCATCCCCTGCTGCGGCATTCCCTGCCGCTGCCCGCCGTACAGGTCGGAGATCTGGGAAGGAACTCCCCGCCCTTGCTGCATCCCCTGCATCATGGAGGGCATCTGCCCTTGCTGCGGCATCCCCTGTCGCTGCTGCATCATCTGAGCGTACTGCTGCATTGCTGGGTCCATTCCCTGCGGCATCCCCTGTCGCGGCGGAGGAGTGCGAACGGGGCGATTCATTGGAGGGGTAATCCCCGGAACGTTAGGCCGCGGTGGAGGAGTAATCATCGGTTGATTCATTGGCACCGGGCGAGGCCGCGAGTTCGGGGGAGGAATCAGCCCGCCGCCCATGCCGGGGCGGGGAGGCATCAGCCCACCGCCCATGCTACCGGCATTGTTGGGAATCAGCCCACCGCCCATTCCCGGACGCGAGGCCATGCCCGGACGTGCTGCAGGGGTAGCCATGCTGGCGTTTCGCCGCTGGGCCTCCGCCCTATTCATGCCCGCGCTCTGGCCGTAGGCTTGCCTCATTTGTGGGGCAGTCATTC